GGCGGGTAGTGTCGCTGGCGCGGTCGCAGGCAATTTGTTGGGCGGCAGCTCCAGCCGCCAAGCCAAGAAGCTGATGAAGGAACAGCGGCGTGGGCTAAAACAACAACGCCTACAGGCAGCGGAAGAATATGCGTGGTACAAGCAAAACTACCGCCCGGTTCTCGAAGCTCTCGCCAAGGACGCAGAGAAAGGCGTACAGGCCGACATCGAGGGCGTCAGCTCCCGCGCCTCGGCCGACGTGGTGCAGGCATTCGACAAGGCGCGCGGCATCTCGCGCCGCAATATGCTTCGCTACGGTGCCAACCCCGGCGACGCCAACTTCGCCGAGAATGAGCGCAAGTTCGCGCTGGAGCAGGCCAAGGCGGACGCGGGTGGTGTAACGCGAGCGCGCGATCAGGAGCGCCGTTGGGCCGATTCCGAGACGCGCTCGCTACGGATGAACGCCTCCGCGCTTGCGCGCGGGATGCCGGCGCAATACCAAAGCTCGATGAGTAACATCAACAGCCAGCTCGGCGCTTCGGCCGGCGCTTATTTACAAGACGCCGCCGGCACAGCGCGATTCGTGGGCGGTCTGCCGTGGGACAAGCTGTTCAGCGGTGGTGGCGGCGGTGTGAACTACGGCGGCAATGTCTATGGCGACCAGGCGACCGCCGACAAATTCAGCGAGCAGGACGAATTGTTCAAGGCCGATGGCGGACCCGTCGATGGCCCCGGCACGGGAACCAGCGATTCCATTCCTGCCCGTCTGTCAGACGGCGAGTACGTTATCCCGGCCGACGTGGTGCGCGCCAAGGGCACGCAGTTCTTCGACAAATTGCTAGACAAGCACCACACGCCGGTACGCCGCTCGATGGCGCGCGGGATACCGCGTTTCGTGGACGGCGGTGAGGTTCGTGAGATGACGGAGGAGGAGCGTATGCGTGCTGAGCGCGCGCGCGAGGCCACGGAGATCGTGGCTGACAACAATTTGGTGCCGGGAGCGAACAACGTCAAGAGGCTGCGTGAAAAGACGCGCCGCGCGCTCGAAGAAGCGGGGGTGTACTAATGGGCTTCGGATTGGGGTTTGTGCTTGGCGGCGTGCGCCAGGGTCAAGAGGATCGTCGCCGCCAGGAGCGCGATGACTTCGCGCTGAGTCAGTTGCAGAAGCAGGCCGAGCGCGCCGACGTGGCGTTCGCGCAGCAACAGGAAGATCGCGCTTTCGGCCTGCCCTACGCGCGCAAGCAAATCGAGCGCCAATCCGAATCGGGCGACCTCGATCTTGAGATCAAGCGTAACGAAGCCGAGATTGCAAAGATACTGAACACGCCCGGCATGGCCAAGGATCAGGCCATGCAAAAGGTTAAGGAGATCGAGCTTAAAAACGACGGACTGGTGTACAAGATTTATAATCTCCAAGGCGGCAAGGCAGCGGCGCGCGCGCTCAATGATCTGCGCTCGAACGATGTGCAGAACGCGGCCGACATCATCGAGGCGAAAGACCCAAAGACCGGAAAGGTCATGCTCAAGGTGGTGGACGCGAACGGTCAAGTTGTTTCAGATTCGCGGCGCGGCCCGGCGGTGTTCCAGAAGGACGCCCTGGAAGCCGCGTTCAATCCGGCCACGAAGGGCCGCTATAGCATGGAGGATGGCGTGGTGCTCGATACCGCCAGCGGTTCCGTGCGCGGCATTCCAGGCTATGCCAATCCCAAGGACAAGAACGCCTCCGACAAGGCAACGATGGACAAGCTCAAGCTCGCCATCGACAAGGTACTGATGCCGCGCTACGGCGGGCGATTCGAGGGCGGTTTCTGGTTTCCCGACGACAAGAACCGCGACATCGCCACGAACGCGCAGTCGATTCTTGAAACCAAAATTGCCGCCGGCATGGAGCCTGTTCGTGCTGCCGAGGAGGCGGCGCGCGAAGCGGAATCCGGCATGTTGCCGCCGCACCGCTGGACCAGGGAAAAGCTGCCCGACGGATCGGAAGGCATTAACGACGGAAAGGGGCTGCGCCGCCCGACGCCGGATGAAGCAAAACGCCTCGGCTTGAATGGCAACGCTACTAGCGCTCTCAAAGATTTTTACGTCAAGAAAACGGCGGGCGGCAATGAGGTGAATATCACGCGCCAACAAATAGAGGAGACAGCGAAGAATCGGGGAATGACGCCACAGCAAGTCATCGAAAAACTCGGCTTGCAATAATAACTACCACAGAGCGAGCACATGGCTGACCTGTTCGATCAGTTTGGCGTTACTCCTGCGCCCACAAAAAATACCAACAATGCCGCGCCCGATCTTTTCGATCTGCTCGGCGTAGAGGCGGAAACTCCCGCCGCAACTCCCGCCTCCACAATCCAGCCCGACGCCGAAGGCTATTTTAGCCGCAACACGCCAGCGAAACCCGCCGACACTGGCGTCGGCCGCATCCGTTCTGCCATTGGCTCCATCGCCCAGGGAGCCGGCGAAATCTTCACCAGCATCCCGAAGTCGGCTTCGGTCGCGCAGACCAGTCAAGCACTAAAGCTGCTGTCGGCACTTGATGCCGTGGATCGCGGTGAAAATGCCGACTACGAAAAATCCGACCCGTTCGATTTGGGCGGCGTCGCGGTCGATATATACAAAAAGTCCTCGCCCGAGAAGCGCGCCGAGATGCGCGCGAACGTCGAGAAGAACGCCAAGACCAATCCCAAAGACAGGCTTGGCTATCAGCTCGGCGACGCCATCGACGAAAACCTCGCCAAGATCGCCAAGACCAACCCCGAGTACGAACAGGAATGGATCAGCGGCAAGATTCCGCGCGCCCTCGGTTCCATGTTCGGTTTCGTTTTGGCGAATATCGCCGGTCGCGGCGCGGGCGCAAAACTCGCTCCCAAGAGCGGCGGCACCATCTCCGCAACTTCTGCCGGCGTTGCCACGACGGCGGCTGTCGGCGCTTCCGCCGCCACGGTTGAGGGCTTCGAGGACGCGCTGAAACACGATGCATCCATCGAGGACGCCGTTTCGTCCGGCAAATGGAACGCATTGTGGGGCATGAGTGAAATCGTGCCGATATCGCGCATCCTGGATCGCGTGGACAAGGGCACGGGCGGTTCGGTCAAGCGCCTGCTTATCAATATGGCGAAGGGCGGTACCGAGGAGCTGGCGCAAGAGTCCTTCCAGAACATCATGCACAACGTCACCGCGAGCGGGATCGTTAAGTACGACCCCGAGCGCCAGTGGTGGGAAGGCACGGGAGAAGCGGCGGGCGTTGGCTTCTCGACCGGCGCGCTCATGGAGTTCCTGCTGACCGTCGCCAGCGGCGGGCGGCGCGGCGTCAAGACCACCGATAAGGGCGGTGACGATAAGGGCGGTGATAAGACAAAAACGAGCGACAATTTCAGCGCCGACGATGTGCTCGGCAAGGTCGAGCAACAGCGCGCGTCAAATGCGGCTCCCACGCAGGAGAGCACGTCAAATGTTCCCGCCGCAGCCGCGTCCACTAACAACGCGACTCAGAACACCTCAATCAATGTCGAGCCGTTCGACCCGCGCCTGAAGCGCGCCGACTACAGAGACGCCATCGCGCGCATTGTGCAGAGCGATCTTGTGGAGGGCGGCGGCATCGCCGTCATCCCCGACGCCAAACACCAGCCAGGCGAGTCCGACAAGCGCGGCGAATCGCGAATGATTCGCACCAAGAGCCTGAACCAACCGTGGGTGCAGGAAATCTTGCGCGACACCGGCCTTAGCGTGTCCGAAGTCAAGCAGTCGGTGGATATCGCCGTGCGCGGTGGAAAGTTGGGTGAGCGCCAGAAGCGCGCCGTGATTGGTATTCTCGATAATATCTCCGAGAATCGGGATGCGGACGTGCCGTTCGCCAAGGAAGAACGTTTGCGCGCGCGCGAGTTGCGTAAGGCGACCCGTACCGGACTGCCGCCGTCGTTCATTTACGACGAGGCCGCAGACGAATACGCGGGCGAGGTCTACGAGGAAGAAAGCTACGACGCCGGTTGGGACGGTGAAACCCGCGCGTTGTACGAGCTTGCGCAAGAGGCGCGCGAGCTGGACGAGGACGGCGCAATCGCGCTATTAGAGCAAAGCGGGGACGCAAGCAACAGCGACGCGGCGCGCGCCCTTTGGAAATTCATTGCGGAGAAGAAAAAGCATGTCGAAACCAAGCCCGGTAGCGAGCGTGTTGGCGAGGCTCAAGCAGGAGAAGGAAAGCGGGAGCAAGCCCAAGAAACGAAACCGCGAGGCGAAAAGCAAGCCGGAGAAGAAAAGCAACCCGTAGTCGAAACGACATCAACCGTTGTAAAAAAATCAACGGTTGAAGAAAAGCCGAAGGAGCCTGTTCAGGAATCCAAGTCGTTCACGAAAGCTGAACAACAGCTACGCGGTGAACAAAAGAAGTCTGATCGCCCAAGCGGCGAAACAGCAGCCGGGCCGGCCGACAAGCCGGCCCAAGCCCCCGCCAGCGATAGCATCGCCGGCCAGACGCCCTCGAAAGAGGGCGTTTCTCTTTCTGCAACTACCAAAGAACTACCAAAATCTGCCAAATTAGCAGAAGCGCCCAGCTCTGCCTCAGATTTGTCCGACGTTGATGCTGCCGCGCACGAGGCCGCAACCTCCGACAAGAACGACCTGCCGCAGCCGTCCGAGGAGCAGAAGAAGGCCGGCAACTACAAGAAGGGCCACGCCGAAATCAGCGGGCTTGATCTCTCCATCGAGAACCCGGAGGGCAGCAAGCGCCGCCCCGAATGGCCGGCATTGAAGTCGCACTACGGCTATGTCGCGCGCGTAGATAGCAAGACCGCGCCGCGTGGCAAGGACAAAGATCATATCGACGTGTTCGTGAAGCCAGGTACGGCCACGGACTACAGCGGTCCGGTGTTCATCATCGACCAGACGAACAAGGACGGCGCGTTCGATGAGCACAAGGTAATGATCGGTTGGGCGAACGAAGCATCTGCGCGCCAAGGGTACTTGGACAACTACGCGCCCGGATGGAATGGACTCGGCGCGATCAAGCAGCTCACGTTCAACGAGTTCAAGCTGTGGCTCAAGAGCGGCGATACAACGAAGCCGGCCGCGCTGAACGACAAGCCCGCCTACGGCAAGAGTAACAAGCTCGTCACCGCTGATCGTGCCGACTATATTCGCGCGAAGCTGAAAGCGAAGCTCCGTCAGCTCAACGTCGGCATCGACCCCGAGGTCATCGCCCTCGGCACCGAACTGGCCGTGTACCACGTCGAGGCCGGCGCGCGGAAGTTCAAAGACTTCTCCCAGGCCATGATCGCCGACCTCGGCGAGAAGATTCGCCCATACCTGCGCTCCCTCTACTTAGCCGCGCGCAACTGGCCCGGCATCGACCGCAAGGAGATGAACACCGAGGCCGAGCTTGACCTGATGAACGACGGCGAATCCACGTCCGAGAAGAAGGAAGCCGCGTCCGAGAACAAGGACGAGGCGAAGCAGGAGCAGAAGCCAACCGAGAAGGCCGAGGACACGTCCGCCCAGGACGACAGCAAATCCGCCGATATCGTCAAGGCCGCCGGCCTAAACATCCGCCAGTCGCGCACCGCGAACGGCAACGACGTGTGGGAAGTCACCGGCAACACGCTCAAGCACAAGGACATGCTCAAGGAGCTCGGCGGGCGCTGGTACGGCCCGAAGAAGGCATGGAGCTTCTACAACACCGACCCGACGGCGAAGATCGCTGCGCGCATGGGCGGCAAAGCGGAAACGGAACAATCCGCCCAGGCGGCGCAAACCGACATCCCGGTCGCCGATACCGCCGCCATCCCGCAGCAGCGCGCCGTCACCGATTACGACGACCTCATCAATCTGTTCTACGACCGCATCAAGAACGGCAACGAGCCGCAGGACAACAACGCGCTCAAGAAGCTGGTCGCCGAGTTCGACGGCGAGGAACCGAGTCAGCTACGCATGAAAGGCGCGCAGGAGGACTTCGAGGCCGCTGCCGTCATGCGCGCGCGCGACATCATCGTCGAGGGCGAGAAGGTCTACCGCCGCACCAATTCACGCAAGCAGGCGGACGAGTGGATTTTCAATCAGCTCAAGGCGCTCTATATGCGGATGCCCAATCTCTCCATCCGCACGTCCACGAGCGTCGCCAATCAGGCGTATTCGACCCCCGCCCCCATCGCCTTCCTGGCGAGCCGCCTCGCCAACATCGATCAGACCCGCACCGTCTATGAGCCCACCGCCGGCAACGGCATGCTCCTGATCGGCGCAGCTACTAATAAGATAACGGCGAACGAGATCGACCCCCGTAGGGTCGCGAACCTGCGCCAGATATACAACGGTGCTTTGATTATCGAGGGCGACGCCGTAACCGCTATCGATGAAGACCGGGTCGCGCAGCGCGTCATGGACGCCGTGATTGCCAACCCGCCCTTTGGTGGAACTGAGGAAGTGCGTGTCGATGGATACAAGGTCAACAAGCTCGACCATCTGATCGCAGCCAAAGCCCTGGAAACGATGCGTGATACAGGACGGGCTACACTTATTATAGGTGCGAACCGGACGCCGGGTGATATCACCACCGCCGAGCAGATTTTCTTTAACTGGCTGTATAGCAAGTACAATGTTATCGGGCACTTCGAGGTAGACGGTAAGCTCTATGCCCGTCAGGGCGCGGGGTGGCCGATCCGCATCATCACCATCGCCGGCCGCGCCGACAGCGCGAAAAAGTCGCCGGTTTCTGGTGAAATCGAGAGGGTCAATGACTGGGGAGAACTCTATGCCAAATACGAACATACACTCGCCGCAGCACGGGAAGCTGTGGTTTCCAAAGACAGTGCCGAACAACAAGAAAGCCGCGCTCGCGGTCAGGATTCCGCCGAGCAAGGACAGTCTGACGCCGCAGGAACACGCGGAGCTGATGGAGCTGAAAATCAGTCGTCTGGTGCGCGAGGCCGGGCCGGAAGCGGCGTATCTGATACAAGAGGCCGTGTCGGGGATGGAGGACGAGCAGGACGAGATGGGGAATCTCGAACTGACGGCCGCGCTGATGGCGTCGGACAGGATGGATCATCTGCTCGGAATGATCGACTGGACCAAGGAGGGCAAGCCAACGACCGAGGAGTCGTTGCGGATGGAGCCGACGTTCAAGGAGATGGACTTGGCCGCGCTGATCGAGGAGCTGTAGAGGGCAAGTCCAACCAGTTTCAGGTTCCCTACCGCTCGCGCTCGTCCTCGCCGTCCGACGGTGCCCTGGTGCCCGTCAACATGGACGGCGCTATCCAGAAGGCGCTCGACAAGATCGTCGAAGAAGTCGGCGACCTCGACGCCTACGTGATGGACAAGCTCGGGTACAAGTCCAAGGACGATCTGTTCGACGCCTTCATGGGCTTGCAGATAGATTCCGTTGCCGCCGCCATCTACAACATCGAGAAGGGCCAGGGCGTCATCATCGCCGACCAGACCGGCATCGGTAAGGGCCGGCAGGCTGCCGCGATCATTCGCTACGCCGTGCGCCAAGGCAAGGTTCCCGTTTTCGTGACGGCCAAGCCCGATCTGTTCACCGATATGTACAACGATCTCCTCGACATCGGATCGAAAGACGTAAAGCCGCTCATTCTCAACAAGGACGAGTCGATTACCGACCGCCACGGCAAGTCGATATTCGCCAACGAGAAGGGACGGCACGCGGCCGTGCTGCGCCAGATGGCCGAATCCGGTGAGCTGCCGAATGGCCGCAATGTCCTGTTCATGACCTACAGCCAGATCAACAAGGACAACCCGCAGCGTGCCGCCGTGGGTGCCGTGGCCCCCGGCGCGATATTCATCCTGGACGAGTCGCACAACGCGGGTGGTTCGTCTAATACCGGCGAGTTCATTCGCGGCGTGCTGTCGCCAGCACAGGGCGTTGTCTATCTCTCCGCTACCTACGCCAAACGCCCGGATAACATGCCTGTGTACTTCCGCACCGCGCTATCGACCGCCGTTGACAGCATCGACCAGCTCGTGGACGCGATGGACGCGGGCGGACTGCCGCTGCAAACCGTGGTGTCCAACCTGCTGACCGAAACCGGCCAGCTATTTCGCCGCGAGCGCGACTTCGATGGCGTTGAAATCCGCACCGAAGTCGATGTGCCGAATCGCGCGAAGCACGAAGAAGTCTCGGACAAGGCGACCGAGGCGCTGCGTGCCATCGTGCGCGCCGATAAGTTATTCCACCAGCACGCCAAAGACCTGGACAAGAAATTGCGCCGCGAGGGCCGCGCCGCCAGCGGTGCTGGCAATAACGCCTCCAAGAAGGGCCTGGATCACACCGAGTTCTCGGCCGTGGTGCATAACTTCGTGCGCCAGATGATATTGGCGTTGAAGGTTGACACGGCAGCCGATAAAGCCATTACCGCGCTCAAGGCCGACAAGAAGCCCGTCATCGCGCTGGAAAACACCATGGGCTCGTTCTTGGGCGAGTACGTTAAGGAGAACAATCTCAAAGAGGGCGACGAGCTTTCGGGTTACGACTTTCGTGCGGTGCTTAACCGCGCTCTGCGCCGCACCCGCCGGGTCAAAATTCGCGACGAGTTCGGCAACGACAGCATCAGGGAAATCAAACTTGAGGAGCTGCCGGCATCCGTGTGGGAAGCCTACAACGAGGCCCAGGAGATCATCGACAACCTTGAGCTGGATTTGCCGGCGTCGCCCATCGACTGGATTCGCAACAAGGTCGAAAAGGCCGGCTACTTCATCAAGGAGATCACCGGCCGCGAGTGGAAGGTGGACTACAGCGGCGCGGTGCCGAAGCTCGCGCGCATCGGCTCGGCCGAGGCCGACGACCGCTGGAACACGCGCGACGAGTTCAACAGCGGCAAGCTCGATGCGTTGATCCTGAACGTCGCCGGATCAACGGGTATCAGTCTGCACGCGAGCGAGAAGTTCCTGGACCAGAAGCGCCGGCACATGATCGTGGCGCAGCCGATGCTCGACATAAACATCTTCGTGCAGATGTTGGGCCGCGTGCATCGCACCGGCCAAGTCATTCCGCCTGAGTACACCATCCTGAACGTGGACCTGCCGGCCGAGAAGCGCCCGACCGCCGTCCTCGCGGGCAAGATGAAGAAGCTCAACGCCAACGTATCGTCGAACACGGAATCCGCTACCTCCATCAACGTCCCCGATATTCTCAACAAGTACGGCGATCAGGTGGTGTCGGATTACCTGATAGAAACCGGGCTGGATTCGGAACTCAACGTCGCCACGGGCGACGACAACTTGGGCGTCGCGCGCAAGGCGACGGGGCGTATGGCGCTCATGCCTATCGACGCGCAGCGCGACTTCTACGAGCACGTCGAGGCCGAGTACAAGTCGCTGATCGAATACCTCGACAAGATCGGCCAGAACGACCTTGAGCCCAAGACGCTCGACCTCGACGCCAAGAAGATTTCCGAGGAGATCATCGTCCCCGGCAAGGACACGTCCAATCCGTTCGGCAACGACGCCGTACTCGGCAAGTACGACGTGCGCCGGCTCGGCAAGCCGCCGACGCCCGAGGACGTGCAGAACGCCATCAAGGAGCGCCTGCAAGGAAAGTCCGCGCGCGAGATCACGCGCGAGATGCTGGCCGAAAAAGAGCGCAAGGGCGAGATTCACCGCAAGGCACTGCTCGACGCCATCGACGCCATCGAGAAGATGAAGGAGAAGAATCATTCCGCCGAGTCGATGTTGGGCGGACTGCGCAAGCGGTTGGGCGACTACGAGGCGAGCCGCGCCAAGTTCCAGACCAACGCCCGCGACGTTATCGAGATCGGCTCGGCCGTGCGTCTTGACATCAACGGCGAGTCGGTTGTCGGCGTGGTGGTGGACATCAAGGACAAGGCGAAGGAAGGCCCGCGTTCAAATCCGTATGCGTCGAGCAAGACGCTGTTGACGTTCATGGTCAACAACGGCATCCGCCAGATCACCATCCCCATGTCCAAACTGTTCGGCGACAGCGGGGTATACACCGGCCGGTATTTCGGTCGCATCGACCAGGCGTTCGACCCGCGCCACATCGGCAACGCGCGCGAGCAGCGCCAGATCATCACCGGCAACCTACTGTCCGCATTCGCGGAGCTGCGCGGGGTGTCGGCGCAGATCGTGAACTTCACCAACGGCGACGGCTCCGTGACCCAGGGGATCATGTTGCCTAAGAACTTCAACAAGGACGCACAGCTTGCCGGCGAGCTGACGATGCGCAGCGCCAGCGGCATCGTGCAATACCTGTCCGCCAACTGGAACAACAACGACGTGTCGCGTTTTGGTGTTGGGGCGCGCGATGCGACGGTGCGTATCGTGCCGGGTCGAGGCGGCGCGGTGAAAATTCGCACGCCGAAGGCGAAGGCCAGCGGCGGGCGCTGGTATCTGGATCAGGGGCTACTCAAGCATACGGGCGACTTCGCATCCGTCGGCAACATGATGGAAGCCGAGGTATCCGGCGCAAACGCGGAGGCCGCGGTCCAGTACATAATGAGCAAGACCGCGCTCTACGCGCCGAAGTCGCTGGCTAACCTCGCCAAGCCCTACAGCGGCGAAGCCGACCGGGGCGAGGCAGTGCTGCTGCGCGCCAATACCGTACCCGCGTCCGATCAGCTATCAGCGCGCGAGATCACGGAGGTAACGGAAGAACTGTTGGGACAGTTTGCCGAAAAGCCAGAGGTTGTTGTCATCGACAGCGCGGCGGACGCCGGTTTGCCCCAGGGCGTCGAGGCGGCGGGATTCGTCAAGAACGGGCGCATCTACCTCGTGCGCGCCGGGCTTGGCAGCCGGACGGAGGTCGTCAAGACGTTTTGGCATGAACTCCTTCACTACGGCCTGCGCCGGCTCCTGACCAAAGACCAGTATATCAAAGTCATGCGGGACTTGGCGCTGCGCGACGAGTGGCTTGGGAACAAAGCCCGCGAGTGGGCGCGCACCGACGAGGTAGCGCAACAGCTCAAGGAGAAGGGAGAGAGCGGCGAGTACATCCATGCGCGCGGCGTCGATGAGGCGCTGGCCGAGCTGGCCGAATCGAATCAGGGCGACTTCGCGAACGATGGCATGCTGGCCCGCCTTATCCGGGCGGTATCCCGCTGGATCGCCCAATGGGCCGAGCGGTTCGGCTTCCACGAGGCGGCGGCGAAGTGGCGCGGCGTGACCAACGACGAGGCGCGCGCGTTGATTAAATACATCTTCGCCAAGTTGCGCGAGGACGGACCGGGTCCGGGCCGTATGATGGACGACGAGGCGGCGTTCTCGCTCGCTAATAGCGCTAGCACCATGACCAGCGGCGAGGGCATATTGGACATTATCCGCGAGGGACGCCCCATCGAGGCGGTATTCCGTGGCATCTTCAAGCTCGCCCAAATTGACAAGGGAACCAAGTGGGCCATTGAACAAATCGAGAATGGTCTGACACAGGCGAAGTTCAAAGGCGTTGACAAAGATAGCTTCTTGGGCCAAGTGAACGGTTTACTTGAGACAGCGCGCGCCGGCTTGATCGACCGCTACGGACTGTCCGAGGAGTACAAAGACCTCGACACCGAGCGCGGCGCGCACGAGCGGCGCATTGCCTTGAAGGGCGCTGAGATCGTCACAAAGCTCATGGAGAGCGGCATGAACGCCGCCGAGGCCGAGGTACTGCACGGCGTCCTGACTGGCGAAGCAATGCCAGACGAGAAGTGGCAGAAACTCTCCGATCCGGTACGAAAGGCCATTGACGAGTTGGGGCACGAAGCGGTCGAGCTTGGGTTGATCTCCAAGGACACCTACGAGAAAAACCGTGCCACCTACCTGCACCGCGTTTACAAGAAGCACGAGGATGAGCACAGCGGCCTCACCGTTATGGTCAGGAACATCATGTCTTCCCGCCGCAAGCGCATCATCGGCAATACGCTCAAGAAACGCGGCATGGAGATCAAGGTTGATCCGACCAAGCTGCTTGAGACTCACCCCGAATGGTTCGGCAAAAAGGACGAGATCGGCAAGGCCGACAAGGCGTTCGTCGGCTCGAAATTCCACATGCTGCACAGGGTATCGAACGTCGGCCAGGGGGTGGACAACCTACAAGGCATCGGCCCCGGCGGGCAAAAACCGCGTGTCCTGGAACGGGTGTTCGTGCCCGCTGATCGGCCGATCCCGGCGAAGTACCAGTCCTACGAGCACATGGGAACGTGGGAAGTGCGCGACACGCATGGCGGTCAATACGTCCTCTGGCGCGACTTCACCAAGGACGAGCGCGAGAAGATGGGCGAGATCATCGACGCGCGCTACACCATTGCCAAGACCTTCCATGCCATGGCGCACGACCTGTCTACCGGCCGGTTCCTGGCCGACATCGCCAAGAACGACGAGTGGACCTACGCCGGCAAGGGCGAGCCGCCGGGCAACGTGTACGACGGAGGCAACTCCAACCGTTTCAAGGTATTCACCGGCTACGATTGGGTGCGCGTCCCCGATACGACGATCCCCGGCACCGGGCGCAAGCGGTGGGGCGCGCTCGCGGGACGCTACGTGCGCGCGGAAATCTGGCGCGATCTGAACCAGCTCCACGAGCTGAATAAACCGCGTTTTTGGAACACGATGTTGACGCAATGGAAGCTAAATAAAACCGCCCGTAACCCGGTGGTTCACATGAATAATATCATGTCGAACCTCGTGCTTATGGATATGGCCGATATTCGTATGCGCGATCTTTATCGCGCAATCGTAGCCATGAAGGACAAGACTCAGGAATACAAAGACGCCCAGGAACACGGCGCGTTCGGGTCCAACTTCGTGCTGCACGAGATCAAACAGAACGTGCTAGACCCGATTTTGCAAGAAATCATGAACCAGTCGCGCGCCGAAAAGGGGTGGTCAGAGAATATCGCCGAGCATTACCTCGGCACACAAGCGGCCGGCCTCGGTAGGATATTAGATGCCATCGTCAAGGGAACGACCAAGCTGGACCGTGGGATGCTCAATATCTATCAGCTCGAAGATGAGATATTCCGCATGGCGACGTACATGCGCCGCCTGTCGCTCGGCGACAGCCCCAAGCACGCCGCCCGCGTCGCGCGCGAGCAGTTCATCGACTACGACATCCGCGCCCCGTGGGTGAACGCCGCGCGCTCGACTGTGCTGCCGTTTGTTGCCTACACTTACCGCGCGGTCCCGCTATTAGCCAAGACCATCGCTGAGCGCCCGTGGAAGCTCGCCAAGTACGCGACCATCGCCTACATGGTCAACGCGCTTGGGTATGCGTTCGAGCCGGGCGACGAGGACGAGGAGCGCAAGTCACTCCGCGAAGAACAGCAGGGCATGACGTGGCTCGGCTCGCCGCGCATGATTCGCATGGGCTGGCGCGACGCGCACGGCAATCCGATTTTCCTCGACGTGCGCCGCTACATACCGGCCGGCGACATCTTCGATATCGGTCAAAGCCAGTCGGTCCTACCGGTCCCGGCACCGTTTATCTTCGGCGGTCCCATCATGCTTGCCGCCGAGCTGGCGATGAATCGATCGTCCTTCACCGGCAAGGACATCGTGAATCAAACGACGGCCGATGCCGGCGATATTGCCAAAGGCGTTGCGGCGCATCTCTGGCGCTCGTGGATGCCGTCGGCACCGTGGATATATGAATCCTGGTATTGGGAGAAGATCGAGCGCGCCTACAGCGGCGTGCGCGATGCGCGCGGTAATGTGTATGAGCTGGAATATGCCGTCGCATCGTCGTTCGGCGTGAAGCTCACGCCGCAGGACGTGAAGATCGGACGGCGTAATTGGGCGCTCGAACTCGGCCATGTCATGCGCGAACTTGAATCCGAGGCGCGTCAGCTTTCGCGCGACTACCACAGGGGGCTAATCACCAAAGAGACGTTCGACGAGCAGTTGGCAGCCATCCGCAAGAAGATGGCGAACCTTAAAACCAAAGCCGACGAGGTTTTCAAAAAACAATAATGGCTATCACCCGCGAGCGGTGCATCCAGGCGATCAAGCAGGCGAACGGCAACAAGACGGAGGCGGCGAGGATACTAGACATCCCACGAACCACACTACGCCAGAAGTTGGGCGACATCATCGTCAAGGGCAATGAAGCACTAAGTTTCCAGGATGAACACAAGCTGCGTCGCGAGAACCGGGAGCTGCGCCGCAAGCTCGATGAACAGGCAGAGCAGTATGCGCGCGATGCGAATTTTACGCGCCTTCTCTCCAAGCTAGTAGCGGCCGAGTCAGCGCCCCCGAAGTGGCTGACCCCGAAAGGGCATCGACGCCAGGAGCGCGCCATCGTGACGGCCGTGCTCTCGGACACCCACTTCGACGAGGTGGTTCGCCCCGAGGAGATCAACTACGTCAATGCCTACAACCGCGACATCGCGGTCAAGCGCCTGCACAACTTTTTCACCAACACCGTGCGCCTGTCGCGCGACTATATCTGCGGTATCAAAGTGGACGGCATCGTGCTACCGATGATCGGCGACATGGTGAGCGGCAACATCCACGACGAGCTGCGCGAGTCGAACGAAGACACGATCATCGAGACGTGTCTGTTTTACTCGGACCAGATCATCGCCGGCTTCGAGATGCTGCTAGATAACTTTGGCGAGATATATTCGCCGTGCGTGGTTGGTAACCACGGCCGGCTGGATAAGAAACCTCGTGCGAAGCACAAGCCGACCGAATCGTTCGACTACCTGATCTATAATCTCGTGGCCCGCCACTTCAAGGGCAGGAGCGGGGTACGATTCGATATCAGCACCGGGTCGGATTTTCGCTATACGCTGTACAAAACCCGCTTCCAGTTAACACACGGGGATCAGTTTCGCGGTGGGTCCGGTATCGCCGGCATGCTGTCGCCGCTGATGCTTGGCGATCACCGCAAGCGAAAGCGCGAGCAGGCCACGGGCACGCCGTATGACTACCTCGTCATGGGTCACTGGCACCAGTTGTCCTACGTGAAGGGTCTGATCGTGAACGGTAGTTTGAAAGGCTATGACGAATACGCCGCGCTCAACAACTTCGACTTCGAGCCGCCGCAACAGGCGTACTGGCTCACCGACGCGGAGCACGGCCTGACAATCACGGCACCAATTCACGTCCTCGACAAGTCCGAGGCGTGGCGGACGCAGGCACCGGCTACAGTGAAGTTTGCACTAGCTGCATAGGGCCAGCCGCATCAGGTTGAGTCCCGTGGTCAGGAGTACGCCGTAGACCGCCAGCCCGGCGACTACGGCGATCCCACCGTACATGGCCCTTCGCCTCTCGTTCTCCCATCCCTTAAATCCATCACCGATCTTCTCGCACAGCACGTTGTACACGAAGTTTCCGGCGGCGAAGGCGACGAGTGACGCGCCGATCATCGAGGCGTGCGCTGTCGCTTCTGATAGCTCACACATGCAGTCTGTCCTCCAAATCTAAGATTACACCCGACCGATCCGGCATCGGGCGGGATTTTTGTCTGCCACGCTCTTGCCACACTTCTGCCACACTGACGCAGTGTGACTACGGGAACAGCTACGGAAATACAGTGAGTTATCGTGAACGTGTTTTAGCACCCGATTGTGAGAGCGGGAAATACGAGTATCGTGTAAGTTGTTGTCTCTGGTTGGGAAATTTGGTGGGCGATAGTGGGATTGAACCACTGACCCCTGCCGTGTGAATTGGAGGTCATGCGCTCCAAGCCGTTGATCTGAAAATCCCTTGCGATACCGGACGGGTCTTTGCCACACTCTTGCCACACTGACAACCGATCCGGGGGAGTTATGGCAACGATCAAGCCGCACGGCGAAGGCTGGCAAGCCATTGTCCGCAAGAAGTACAAGAAGCCCGTCTACAGGACGTTCCCGAAGAAGGCGATGGCAATCGAGTGGGCGCGCAAGATCGAGGAAGACATGGCGCGCGGCGCTTACGTGGACTCGCGCGCTGCAAGCAAGGTTCTCATGGGCGCGCTGTTCGAGCGGTACGAGCGCGAGATACTTTCGACCAAGGCCGAGACTTCCAGGAAGCGCGAAGCGGTCCCTCTGCGCGGGCTGCTCAAAGACGAGTTCGGGGCGTTGGTCTACGCCGAGCTGCATCACGATCATGTGATCGCCTTCGTCCGCAAACGGCTCGCGCAGGGTAGGATGGCAGACACCATCCGTAAGGAGCTGCAACTGCTCGGCGACGTATGCGCCATCGCTGGCGCTATGTGGGATATCCAAGCGCAGCAGGACGCCGTAGGGCGCGCGAAGAAGATCATCCGCAAGCTCCGGCTGCTTCCACCAGGAAACGAGCGCGAGCGCCGGCTACAGGAAGGCGAGGAGGAGAAGTTAATGGCGGTCCCGGTGCGCAAAGCGAACCGTATTAAGTACGCCGTTCGGTTCTTACTCGCGACGGGGATGAGGCGCGGTGAGTTGCTGAGAGCCTGCCGGTCGCATGTGGATTGGAAGCGTTGCACACTGACCATTCCCGAATCCAAAACCGATTGGAAAACCGGCGAGAAGGGCCGCGTCATCCCACTGTTCCCCGATGCCATGGCGGTGCTGCGCGAGCTGCCGACGCGCATCGTCGTCGATCCCAAGACCGGGGATAAGAATGTGGAGGACCGGCTGTTCGCGATCAATCCGAGGGGGTTGACCAGGGCGTTTGAGCGGTTGTGCGAGGACGCCGGCATCGAGGGGCTGCGCCTACATGACTTGCGACATGAAGCTACTAGCCGCCTGTTCGAGCGCGGGCTGTCGATTCAAGAGGTAGCATCCATAACAGGGCACCACGACTGGCGCAGCCTGAAACGCTACACCCATATCAAGCCTGCGCACTTGCTGGCGCAGGCGAGCCGTCAATCGGGCGGGTGAATATTTTGTCGCCCGGTGCGAGACGGCTTCTGCGTTCCCTAAGACAGCTCTCGCACGTCGTCTTCTTGCGCGGCGACCCCTTGCGCCAGTAGAGATACTTGGCCGGGGCGGTGCAGAGCTGCGTGCGCCCCGGCACGGTGTTCCCGCAGAGTTTCATGATCTGTTCTCGAAGTCTAAAGTAGATTCCCGTAACGAAAATTACCGTCCGTGCGTTCTTTGCCTGCTGGCCTATGAATCTCTGTTATACCCACCGGCCGTAACTGACTTGGAAATACAGCCACCGTGCCCACCAGATCGTTTCGCCGTTCTTTTTCGCTTGTTCCGTGAGATCACGTCTCCATGTGAATTGCGGCAAAAGCCACGGGTCGAGAATGTTAAATTTTAGGCTTAAGCTAAGCCGCGCTGCTCGGAGTGGATACGGAATCAACCGCCAGCCGTTGCCGCTTTTGATGTATGCAAAGTGATCTCGTGCCATAGTTGTGCTCCGTGGGTATAACCAGTCATTCGTGCGGACGGCTTCGCCGCCGCACAATTCCATCGTTAGGCGTCTGCGCCGAAATAGCAGAGCAGACACACATCGTCTAAATCTTTCCCGTGCCGGCAAACCGTGTTCCAGGGGTTGCTGGCGTCCGGGTAGAAAACTCCGCATTTCTTACATTTGTCGCCGTAGTAACCATATTCCCATTCGTGCTGGCAGTCGCATAACCCCTCGGTCGAGGCGGATGCATCGCTACGCTGCGCTTCGCTCGTCACCGCTCACCTCCGTCGTTGGGCCGTATCGCAGTAACGAAAATCACAGTAGCGCCGTCAAACTGCGCAGAGCAATCCCTGTGCGCCACAAAAACTCTGTCGGTTTCGCCATCTGTGTTGAACGCAACACAAAAATCCGTGTGTAGCTTCCCCCCCCGCACACGTAGCACCGCAGCTTGCCCAACTTGTCGTTGGAGGCGACTCGGTTAGATTTCGGCTTGTGTTTTGCTTTCATGGCTTTCCTCCGGTCCTTACGATTCGGGTAGCTCTTGTCGAAGCTCATCAACTAGCCTTGTCGGCCAATGCTTGCGGCGTGTACGCATTTCAAGGTCGCCACCGCAATGCTTGCACAGCGCGTGCTTTGTGGCGCACGTCATACACAGAACGTCGGTTGCCGTGCTTCCGTACATTTCTTTGCGTCCGCAACTCATGCACTGGCGCACCGTCATAGCTGCACCGCCTATTCGAGAGAAGTAGAAGCACGACTTACATTCTTGGCGCTTCGACCGTTCTGATTTGCGTGCGTCAGACGTTATCTGCGCTATCAGATCAATCATTTCTTTAACGCGCGACTTGGCGCGTTCAGTCGCGGCAATCATGTTTGCCTTGTTCATCACTGCCGGTCTTTGCTGCATGTTCCTTCTCCGTCGTTTGCCAGCTTCATCTCAGACGTTAGCAGGAAGTTTCGCCAACTCCTCCTGCACGATCCGACGCACGTCGGACTCGGAGAGGTGTTTGATCGGAAGACACCCGACCGTGCTTGGCGGCCTCGCGCACTCTTCGTGGTAGATATCCAAAGTTCCTCGCCTTCTCGCTTCGCCCATCTTGTTACCTCGCGTTATAACTAGCCGCTTGAGTCGGACCGGCTTCGCCGTCCGCTCGGCGGCGCGTTGGGCACCGTAGACAGACGGGCGTAAATAACCGTGTCCGTACTGAGAACATGTATCTCTTTTTCGCAGTGTTGACAGTCGCGAGAGCTACCTGCACGCAGCTCGTACCTGCACGCAGCTCGTAATAGTCATCCCATTGTTGTTCCTTCCCGCAGTGCGGGCAGCACACTATAGGAAACTCTGCAAACAAGGTTGTGTCGCGCGCTTTATCGGCGAGGTAGCATTTAGCGCACGCCCGATCCATCGGTTCGGGAGATTGCGCGCGCTCCTCTGTCTCCTCGTGGAGCGTACCGCAGAATGGACAGCCGACGATCATGCCGCCCTCTGTTCGCGGATGCGGGCGTGCTCCTCGCGGGCCTCGTCGCGCTTGCGGTCCAGGTATTCCGCCACGTCGCGGATATCGGCGAGCCGCCGGTTGCCTTCCTTGTAGGTCGGAATATCGAAGCGACCGCCGCTGACCAAGTTGTGGATGGTCTTAACATCCAGGCCCAACAGTTCGGCAAGCTCTTTGGTGCCGAGCCGTTCCTTGTTGAACCGTTCTCTGATTCTGTCGAGCGTATTCATTGATACCTCAGTTCAGCTTGATGTTCGGGCTTCCGTCATTCCCCTTCGGCGGCGCTCCCATTTCGTTCCATTGGCGTTCGAGTTCATACGCGAACGCCATGACGGTAGGAACCAGCGGCGCGCGCACGATCAGAAAGGCGCTAACGTCACCACGTTGGGTGCAGCCACACGCGAGGATCAGGCCGTTACTTTTCATCGCCCGATATATCTCATTCAGCGATGTAGACCCGCTAACCGCCATGTCGTCGTCGGTCAGACGAATCCTGTCGTGCTGCTGTTCTTTGTCGTTCGGCATGGAGCCCCCTAGATTGTCGGTATTACAATCGTCGTCACCGGATGCGGAGCAGCCACGTAAGGCTCACCGCAGCTCAGCATCACGGCAGCGACGATGGCGAGAATCATCCACTCAAAACGGAATATCGTCGTCGAAGTCTTGTTGACTCGCCGCCGGCTTTTGGGCCGCGCTAGTAGCGGGGCGCGCATCTTCCTGCTGATCGCCGCCACCACGGCTCCCCAATAGCTGGAACTCATCGACAACGATCTCGGTGGTGTACCGATCCACGCCTTCCTTGTCCTGCCACTTGCGGGTTTGCAGCTTGCCGGCCACGAACAGCGGCGATCCCTTCTTGACGTATTCGCCGATGACCTCGGCGGATCGGCCCCAGGCGGTGCAGCGGTGCCACTCGGTGCGCTCCTGCTTCTCGCCGGTGTTCTTGTCCTTCCAGCGTTCCGTGGTGGCGATAGAGAAGTTCGCGACCGCCGTGCCGGATTTGCTGTAGCGGATGTCCGGGTCTTTGCCTACATGGCCCAACAGGATTACCTTATTCACGCCATTCATGTTGTGTTTACTCCTCGTCGTGTAGTTCGTCGGTTGCGCGCTCTTGAAGCGCCTGGACGGCGCGATTATAGGCGCGCAGTTCTTCGCGCAAATCATCAATGATTAACTCGCGCAGCAGCTCGCGCATGTGATGCAGCAACGCCGTCGCGTCCTCCGTCCTGGTGTCTTGCGCAATCGCGTCGAGCTGCGAGTACGCCGCGCGCGCCAATAGCTCCCCGATTTTCCTGCCATTCAGCTCGGCCAGTTTGAAGTGCGCCGCCGCGTGGATCGCGGCTTCTTGTTCCGGTGTCACGCTACCATCTCCTTGTCGGCGTTGGCTTCCGAGTCGTCCACGTAGTACAAATCGGTGTCTATCGACTCGATGACATAACGAATCTTGCGCTCGATATATGAGCGGTGGCATCCCGCCGGCAGCGGTACCACGGACACGATGTCGTCGTTATCGTTCCTGCGAATTAGAAGCCGCACTGTTTCCTCCTACCGGATGGCGACGTTTTTCTTTTTGAAGATGCGGAGTCCTTGGATTTCACGGACCCCGTCCTTGATCGCCGCGTTTACCGCCTTCGTGGCGATCTCTTTGTAGGCATCGGGCACTTTGGCGAAGTCCTCGATCTCGAACGTCCAGTCCTCGCGAAAGGACGCGACCCCGCCGAAGTTGCCGCGCGCCGGGCCGCTTTTGGCCTCGGCTTGCGGTAGGTCGGCCGCTGCCGCAACCACAGCCTGCGCCTCGTCCTTGCGACCATTGGCTTCGAGTTCCGCCGCGCGCTCGACCGCCATGTCCTGCGCGGCGTTGCGCGCCGCTTCGAGCCGGCGCTGATCCTCGGCTTCGCGCGCTTCGATGTACGTCGCCATCTTGGTCTTGATGGTGGCGATGGCCTTTTCCAGCGTGGACGTAGCGGGTTTGAATTGCGCGTTGATAAACTTCACATGGTCGTTGAGCGGCTTGACGAGCGCGGTGCGCGCGTCATCCTGCTTGTCGAGCTGCACCTTGGCGAACTTGGCGAGGTCAGCGCCTTTCGACAGCGCTTCGTCGCTGTCGATGACGGCACGCTCGGCCTGCGCTAATAGCTGATCGCCAAGGCTCTTGAAGCCGGCGACTTTGGTTAGCACCACTTCGCCCATAGCGGGGAACGCCTCGGCCGCGATAACTGATGCTGACGCTGGTTGTGTCATGTTATGAACCCTCTGGTTGATTGCGAACCTGCATGAGCGTCCGCAACACGGACTCCATGCAGGCGATTTCGTGCGTCGCCTTGTCCTGCGACATGGTGCCGCGCTCGACCCATGACTTGTACACCCGCTGCCGCATGCCGATCTCGCGGCGCACGCTTTCGATTTGCTCGTCGATGGTTTTCATCAGAAGAAGCTCGGCACATCGGTTAATTGCTCCACGGTAGCGGGGCGCTTGCCGCTGGAAAACATCGCGTAGAACTCGCAGCACTTGCGCTCCATCTCGGCGATGTACTTGTCGTCGCGCTCGATATGGATCAGCACATGCCGATGGAGCGGATCGGGGTAGCGCGGGTCGTAGGAAATGAAGTCCAGCCCATCGGCCCGCGTGACCCATATCTCGGTCTGCGTCTGCGCCTTGTGCTTCGCCGGCATTCCGAACGCGACCGTTTTCGCGTGTACCTCTGGATCATAGGGACACTTCACTTCGCCGACGCGATTCGAGATCGCGTTGAAAAAATCCGGCGACGCGCCCACGAACGGATACTTTGGGTGCGTGACGAAACCGGGGCGCAGCACGTCCAAGTTATGCAACAGCTCGTAGTGAGAGATTGCCTCGTCCTCGTGTTGCCGCCCCCAATTCAAAGCGGGCGCGTCCGCGTCGCCGCGCGCCGACAATTCCTCGACGCTGGCCCACAGCTCCCATTCAAGATCGTCCATGAGCTTTGCCCACTGCTTCGGCCCGCCATCCATGATGATCGCCATGCGGCTGCCGGTGATCTTGCCCCGGCGCTTGTCCCACCACTCGGGAGTAAGCTGCTGTTCGCTCGCCATGGTTATGCCGCCTGCTGCGACTTCGCCGCCATGGATGCCGCCTGTTCGAGCCGCTGCTTGCACTCTGCGAAGCGGGACGCGGGCAGTAGGTTCAGCGAACCTACGCCGAACGCCTTGCAGATGCGCTCGGGCGCTATCTTTGCGGAGCGCGAGAGGTCGGACAGCTCAGCGAGCTGATCGGGCGTAATCAACTCAATGCCGGCTGCGCTAGTAGCGGTCGGTGCGGCAACGGGGTGCTGCACAACCTCGGCGGCACCCATGTCCTTTACTGATCGCGCCGGTTCCATATCCTGTACTTCTTCTGGCGTGTACACGCCGACCACCACGCCGGGGAACACGGTGCGAATCCCCTCGGATATCACTCGGGCGCGCAACATCTGGCGCGGGTATTGCTTCCATGTGCCCTTGCCGGTCAACTCTGCCGCCTTGGCCCTGGCAATCGTCCATTCGAC